AGAACAGCCAAGTGTTCGTACGTATAGACCTTCTTCTACTAAGAAACCTACTTATGCAAGTAGTAAAAAACCGACTAAGGAACCGAGTATTAGTCCGACGATTGAACCCACTGAGGAACCATCAGAAACACCTACTTATCAACCTAGTTTTAGTAAAAGACCTACCCGTATTAGCACTAGGAGACCTAGTCATTATATTAGTAGTATGCCAATTATGTGTAAAACAACCGTAAGAGCAACCATTGCACCGACAGATGTACCATCAAAGCGTCCAATTACAAGAAATCCGAGTTTTCGTAGTTATAGACCAACGAAGGAACCGACAGATGTACCTTCTGAGCGTCCAATTACAAGAAATCCGAGTTTTCGTAGTAAAAGACCAACGAAGGAACCCACAGAGGAACCATCAGAGACACCTACGTATCAACCGAGTTTAACTATAAAACCAACTAGTATTAAGAGACCTAGTAAGAAGCCAACTGGTGTTCCCACTGTGACGGTTGTTCCTACTGTGAAACCAAAAGCAGTTTCAACTGCTATACCTTCTATTAAAAAACCGACGATGGAGTTTACAGTTAAACCAACAAAAAACCCAACATCATACCCTTCATCATATATTTGGTCTGAAAACTAAAATAATTCATTTTAGATAGTGTATTGGATAAAGAAATTTAGATTTTCTTTATCCAATTTATAAAAATATTTTAATAGATTTTCATTACTATTATATAAAATGTCCAGTTGTTGTTACATTATTATTTTTAGAATTTATTAGAGTTTCTTTTAAAATATCTTTTATTTCATATATATTTAGAGTAAAACTAAAATTATTATCTATAAATAATAATTTCATATCAGAATCATATAATTCAATATTTATATTATCTATTTTATCTTTTACTTTATCATAAAATATATAATAAGAATTATTGTTAATAATATTAGATAATTTTACATCTGTATTTCCTGGAATATCACTTAATAAAATTTTTGCAAAAATATAAGATTGATTTTTTTTATATGTTGGTATGTCTTGACTATCTGTTAAGCATGTATAATCATCACCAATACCAACATTAAATAACGAACTATTTATATAAACTTGATTATATTGTAATTGTTCAGGAGATATAGAATTTAAATATTGAGTATCATTATCAATATTTCTTGTTGAATCAAAATAAATTTTTAAATAGATATAACTATTATTTATAAAAAAATAATTATTGGAATAATATTGTAATTCTAATTTATAATACGGATATTTTAATTTAATATCTATCTGATCATTATATACATTGTTTTTATTTATAATTTTTGATTCATAATTAGTATGTACAAATTTATAACCATAATTTTGAATAATTGTATATATTTTTTTTGTTTCATTTGCAATAGGCCATCCTAATATGTGTAACAATGATCTTTTTTTTATATTTTCATTATCAAATTCATAACCTATATATTCATTTGATTGATTATCAAAAATCCATCTATATAATAATGCTCTACCAATAGTGCATTCACAATGAATATATTGATAATCAACTAAAATACTTGATATATATGTATCAGATAAAGTGTTATTTCCATCACTTGTTTGATTTAATGAAATACTTCCATTAAAAGTATTTAAAATTTTATTTAATCCATATGAAAATACATAATTTGATGTAATATTTGGACGAATAGTTACACCAGATTTATCATATTGATTACCATTTAAATTTCCAGTAGATAAGTGTAAAGCAAATCTAATATATGTAGAAGTTATAGTAGTTCCTATTCCAGGAATAGTATTTTGGAAAGTTATAGTATCAATAAATTTATAATATGAAATTGATTTTAATTGATCTTCTGTATATCCATTTTGTAAATATATTTGAACATCATAAAATTCAGTATAATTTATTAATAATGGATCAATATTTCCAACTGATATATTTAAATCCGTTATTACTAATGGAAATCCATTTGGTGTATAAATACAATTTATATTTTCATAATATTGATATGTTATATCGGATAATGCCGGTAAAACAATATAAATAAATGATGTACTTAAACTATAACTAGAAGTAGAAGAATACTGTGATGAAAAATAATAAAATAGATCTGTATTAGGAAAATCAGTATTATATGGAGAAAATGTTTGTATAGCTGCAATTTTAATTTCATCCATTCTATTTACAAAACGAACAACACTGGAAATAGGATCAATAAAACATGAGAATAAATGAGGTGTTCCAATTTTTAAAGGAAATGAAAGATAAGGTTCTTCAACAATATGAATATCTGGATTATTTAAATAATTTAAACCATGAACAATTTTGGATGTACACGATCTTATATTTAATATTAAATCATTTACAGTATAAAATCCGGGTGATATTACAGTTTGATATACTAAATATTGATCCACATTTACATTTTGTCCAGATGATGAATTATATTCATAAACTGTATTTGGTAAATTAGAATAGGAAATAGTAATTGAAGATGGAACTGGTATTATAGTTAAATCAATATCTTTATTTACTAAAAAATTTTGAGAAACATATTGCCATGATAGATTATTATTAATATTTGTAATAGATTGATTCATATTTGAAATAATAATATCATTAATAACAATTTTTTTAACATTATTAAAAACTTTATCTAATGGAATGCTAAAATTATTACAATTATCATATTTTGAAATATCTCTATTTCTACTATCAATATTTATTTTTGTAACAACCTCTTTTTTATATCTATTTGTACTAATATCATTTGTATATGTATCAAAAAGTGGATAATGATTTTTATTTGAATATATTGGCCATTTTGTATGTAATGTTTTATCAATATTTATAGAAGATGATTCGTATTCATTATTTTTAACATAATTATCTATTCCATCTGTTACATTACTATCAATATAATTTTTAAATCGATCATAATACTCTGTTTCTCTAATTAATTGATTATCTGTTAAAATATCTGTTGATATAAATTTATTTGTATATAATAGATCCTGTGGGTCTGACATTAAATTAAAATAGTAAATTTATTTTAAGTTGAAAAGTTATTTATATTGATTATAAAAAAAATGACAGGTAAATATATCTAAATTTAAAAATATATAATAATATTTATCTTGAATATTATTATACGTTTTAAATTTAAAGATGTCATTTGTTAATACTGATGCAGAAGAAAATTTAATATCTGCCATAAGATATAACTCTAGTGAAATTAAATTCGAAGATAGTCTTTTTTGTTCATTGATTAAAAATGAAGGAAACGAGTTCTTATTTTATGAAGAATTCGTATCAGTAGAAATTGCTAAAAGCGAAAACAAATTCCTAATATGGATGTTGGTAAAATATGATAAACCAATATATGAGAAAGCATATAATATGCTAGACGATTATATCCAATCTGAAATGGCTAAACGAGGCATCACGTGGTGGAAAAATAAAACAGAATACCTGCAGAGTAAAGGACTTTTTTAGAAAATAAACTATACTCTTAAAAAGAGTTCGTTGGATATCAAAAACCAACCCTCTCTTATAAAACTCTTACTTTTTTTTATTTACTTTCTTAACACTATTTTTTTGCATATTTAGTGATTTAATTTGTTCATTTATTTTATCATCATAATCTTTAATCTTCTTTCTATAAAGATCTAAAAATTTATTTAGATCTTCTTTCCATAAGTCTTTTTCGCTTTTTACCATTAAATCATTATATAATGCAAGTTTATTTTCATGTAATTTTTTCAATTCTTCAATCTTCTTTTTTGTTAAAGATTTAATTTTCATATTTAATAAATATTCATAACTAAATGTTCCATCATCTTCTTCTTCATTACTATTACCAAATTTTGGATAATTACGCTCTGTTAAAAGAGCATCTATTTCATCATCTTCTTTATGTAAAATATTAATTTCACCACTAATAAATTCTTCTATAAATCGTATTTTTGACTGAAATACATCTAATTCTTTTTGCATCGTTTTTAACATATATTCTTTACGTTTTGTATAATATACCAATCGTATCAAATAAAATTCTTTCATAATTTCTTCAATAGAATCATATTTACATATAATTCCTTTATTATTATATAGATGCATATTACTATAATTTGTATATTTGCAATCTGTTAATTTAAGCGTATTTTCAATTTCATTGTTATTATTTAGTTGTTGTAAATCTTCTTTTTTAAACTTTAATGTATATCGTACTATTTTTTCCGTTGAATTATTTGAAAAATCTACCAAACATTGTTTATTTGTATTCTTATCATTTACTTTATCATATAACAAACTTTCCAAGAATGTTTTATAATCATCCGTCCATTTACCAATTGGAAGTTCATCTATTAATAATGTTGTATCGTCAATTATTTTATATGTACCTTTATTAACATATTGTTCTAAACCATAATCATTAATGCCTTTAAATTCAATACATCCTCTAAATCCTCTGAACCATGGAATCATCTTTTCAAATGGTTTATTATCCATCATATTAAATAAATTTTTAACAATCAATTCTGGGTCATGTGGTGGAATCTTTGTACTAAAACCTGTTCCAATACCTTCCGAACCATTAATTAATATTAATGGTAAAATAGGGATATACCATAATGGTTCTATTTTTTTACCATCGTCTTCATTATATTCTAAAAGTGGATTATCTAATGAATTAAAAATATGAAACGTTAAATCCGACAAATTTGTAAAAATATATCTTGGTGACGCGGAGTCATGACCTCCATTAATACGACTATTATGAGTTACAATAAAATTTCCTAATAAGAATCTTTCATTTTTATCAATCATCCAACCATTAAAATTATTTTTTCCAACATATGATACTGTAAATTTCTTAAAATTTGGTAATAATTTTATTTTTATCATATTCATTATTTTTTTCTCTTTTAATACAACCGGAATTTCATTAATATTATTACCATATATATATAAATTTTTCATTATTAATTTTGTTGAAAATCCAAGACTTTTACATATAAATATTAATGCATTTATAAGATGATCATGTAATCTTTCACATTGAAGTATTTCATAAAAGGGCATATCATTTTTTATTTTTAGTGATCCATAAATATCAATAAATCCTGCAATAACTTTTAATCGTGTATCTTTATCATTAAAGATATATTCTTTTGGAATATTTTTATTATGAATAAATGTAAAATCATTTGTCATATTTCCTAACCATCTTCCTAATTTATATGGATCAATAGTAACATTCTGTTTTTTCCATTCAATACAATTTATATTACTAATCATATATAGTTTTTCTTTTAAACTATCTGATAATTTCAAATAATCCTCTAATTTAATATCCACAAAATGATCAAGTTCATTATATAATGTAATAATGTGTTGACTATTTACAATATATTTTTCATCATCACAATTTATTTCATACATATCATCAATACCTGATGTTATTTTTAATACGTTTCTTTCTAATCCATCATCACCAACTAATGTATCTCCTAATTTAATTTCATCTGCTCTTTTAATAGTACCATCCCATAATAAAATAGGTGTTTCAGGTGCTAAACATCCAAATTGTCCTTTCGGTTCTAATAATTCAATGTTATTTGAACCAACATAATCTTGTGCTAATCCAATAATTGAATCATATAAAGATTGTTCACCATGATGATATGCACTATTCTCACTAATATAACCTGCTAGTTGTGCTACCTTTATTTCTTTTTTTAAGTTTCTTTTGAAACAACTATAAATAATTTTACGTAACGATGGTTTTAATCCATCACATAAACATGGAAGTGATCTTTTACAATCATAGTCTGAAAAATGTATTAATTCGCGGTCAATAAATTCATGATATAAAATTTTTTTTTGAGATTGTTCAATAATATTATCTTTGTCATATGATTTTAACCATATTTTTCTATCTTCTGAACGTTTTTTATCAAATGCTAATTCTATTTTATCAAATGATAATTCTTTATTTAATTCTTCCTCATAATTATCAGTGATCATGTATTGAATATTTTTATCATCAAAATTTGTAAAATATCCTTTTGCTTCCTCAGATGTGCTTGTACCCAACCCTTTATAGTACTTAATATCCCAATTTTTGATATTTTCAATATTTTCTTTCCAATTATTAAATTCTGTCATGGTATAAAATTCAATGGATTCTTTATTTTTTTTAACTTTTAGAATTGGCGTTGCTAATGATATAATAAAACCAGGTATTTCTAATAATTCAGGCCAAAATATAGCAAATAAATTAATAATCAATCCTTTAATATGACTACCATCTACATCTGCATCTGTAAAAATCATAATTCTACCATATCTTAAATCTTTTAATGTTTCTTCTTTATCTTTCTTTTTCGTATTAAATTTTAAACCCATAATTTTAACTAAATTATTAATTTCATTATTATCACTTACTTTTTTAAGTGTAACATCACGTACATTTAAAACTTTTCCTCGTAACGGAAAAACCCCGAAATAATCTCTTCCAACGACACTTAAACCAGCAATAGCAAGTGCTTTTGCGGAATCTCCTTCTGTTAATATTAATGTGCATTTTAGCGATTCATTTGTTCCTGCTTTATTTGCATCATCTAGTTTATCAATACCTCTGATAGCTGTAGTTTTTTTACCACTAACTTTTTGTAATCCAAGTGTATCTTTAAAATCACTTAATTTTGTTGCTCTATCTATTAATGATGTTTTGACTAACTTTTCTATAAATTTTTCAGAAACTTCACATTTACTACCAAATTTATTAGATGGTGTAGTTAAATATTCTTTAATTTGACTATCAAAAGCTGGATTTTCAATAGTAGATCGAACAAAAATAAAAATATTATCTTTAATATGTGCAGGTTTTAAATCCATTTTTTTTCTTTTGATACCTTTCGTTGAAACATATGTTTGTATTTTTTTAACAATAGAATTTGAAACATAATCAACATGTTTTCCACCTTTTACTGTACTAATACCATTTACAAAAGAAACTTGTTCAAATTTTGTGTCTGGATTAATTGCTACAACAACTTCCCAACGATCATTAACTTCTTCATAAACTTTTTCAATATTAGAATCTAAATAATAATTAACATATTTTTCAAGTGTTTTACAATCTAATTTGTTATCATTTAAATAAACAGACACGTTTTTATTAGTACATGCGGTAATATCTATTACTCTTTTTTTCATTAAAAGTAAAGTGTCATCGTCTAGTTTATCAATTCCGAATCTTTCAAGATCTGGAGAAAACTCAATAATTGTATATGGTTTTACATTACTTTTAGTAATAATAGGTTCTCCTTTAATAGTCATATTTTTTTCAAAAGTTTGGACATATTTTAATTTTCTTTCTGCATCTACAGTTTCAATTTTGAACGTTTTAGAAAAAATATTTGCTAATTTTGCTCCAAATCCATTTTTACCTCCTGTTATCTTTTTTTCATCTTTGTCATAATTAGAAGATGTAAGAAGATGACCAAAAATAAGTTCTGGAACCCATACTTTATGTATTTTATGTTCAACTATTGGTATTCCTTCTCCATTATTATAAACTGAAATAATATTTTTATCAATGTCAAAATTTACTTTAATAATATTTACTTTATTTGCTATTTTATCGTCATGTTCTGTTCTAACATGTTGGTCTATTGCATTTACTAATACTTCATCAAAAATTTTATATAAACCTGGAATATATTTAATATTTTTAAAAATTATCTTTTCGTCTTCATCATTATAAATCCATGTATCAACATCTGTTTTTTCAACAGAACCTATATAAGTATCTGGTATATCAATAATATGTTCTAATTGTGTTTTTTTAACGAAAGTTTCTTCAACACTTTTACTTATTTTACTGGAAGACATTAATATTTAGAATTATAAAAATAAATCTTTAAATATAATTATTTTTCATTTTTTTATAATTTATTAAAAAAAAGGAAAACCTAGGTTTTCCTTTCAAACCTTTCCTTTCATATTTATAATTTTTTGATAATTTATTATTAAAAAACTTATTTAATATTTATCTAAAATTTATATTTAACAATCTTTATGCCATAGGTTTTATTAGATCTTCGTACTATTATGGTTATGGTCTGATAGGAAATTGTCTGATGGAATGCTTTCTGTTACATTTATATTTGTTTGTATTGGCATTACTGTTTTTATATATAGCGGTTGATAGAGTTTGAACTGAAAACCTGGGTAAATAAAACAAATATGACGACTTAAAATATGAATTTCCACGCCATAATATCCTCTAACACATCCTCCAAATGGAAAATTAATCCATTCACCCAATCCTGTCATTGTATACCATTCTGCGGGCACAAATTCTAGACGAGTATTCATACTATCTAAACTACTATTTAACACATTTTAGTTAAAAATAATAATATAAAAAATAAGAAAAATTAACTGTCATTTTTTTAAATATATAGTTATCACAATTTAGAATTCTACTAATATATTTTATAAAATTTGAAGATTTATTTAATTTTATAATTATTGTAAAATAATTTATATAAGCTGTTTCATAATTCAATATCATTATTTTTTGGTTTTATAGTTTTGTGGTAAATTTTTAAAAAACCAGTTTTAATCAAGTTTTATAATACTCTTAAAGAATGTTTACAGACAAATTTAAAAAACCCTTTCTGGAGAGAAAATATTTTAAATAAATATTTTAACTTCTTCTATAAATAAGGGTAATGATATAACATTATTTATAGAAGAATTTAAAAGATTTACGAAGTGTACTTTATCTTAATTTAAAATATTAAACACAATTTTAAAATGGATTTACTATAATAAAATATTACACCTAAAATCATTTTAATTATAAATATTGGATGTAATGTAGTTATTGTAGAAGAACATTATACTACAAAGACTTGTGGAAATTGTGGCATTATGAATAATTTTGCTGGTAATAGTAATATTTTTTGGTATTCTTATTGTAAAATTGAATTAGAATTATTAAAAATACAATTTATTCTTAATTTTAAGTATAAAAAGGATCTAACCATCCTTTAAAAATCTCGTAACTATCGTATTTGTGATTTTAATGGTCTGAATAAATATAAATAGAATTAAATGAAAGTCTAAATTCTTGTAAAAAAACTGATTAATCCAATGAGAGAATTTACAGGAACTCTTAATAAATCAATAAATGAAATTAATAATTTTGTAATACTTGCACCAACATTTACGGATGCTTTAAATATATTCATTATATTAATTAAGTTTTTAACCATAATATAAAAAATATTTCCTATCTTAACATAAATTGTAAATATTTGTGTAGCTATATTTGATATATCTTCAAATGCCCGTTGTTCCATTGATGCAATTACTGTTCTAAACTTGTCAAGTGTTGAATTGATTACATTTAATCCTCCTGATAAATTATTTGTCATCTTTATATGTTCAGTCATACTAGAATTAAATTGTGAAGAAAATTCTGCAGATTTACATAAACTAGATGTTTCACTTGCATTACCAGGAGCGATTCCTATCATTTGTAAAAATGGCCCAAGAGGAGAACATTTTATCTCATTCCAATTGTCATTAATATAATTTTTATTACTTTTAGAAACAGCGGAACCCATATTAATTCTTTAATGTAATTAGATAAAAAAATTATGAAAAAAATATTAAATCTTAATTTTATTCTTTGAATGATAAGTTCTAATAGTAAGAAACCCTAGTTACTATACATATCATTGAAAGATTTAAAAGAAAGTTAAATTTTATTTTCAAATATATTTAAAGACATTTTGATATTTTAAATTAAGAAAAATGATAAAAAATAGAAAAGGTTATATCATTACCATTATTTAAAATATTTTCCCAAAAGGGTTTTTTAAATTTGTCTGTAAATATTCTTTAAGAGTGTTATAAAACAGATAGACTCGAAAGAGTTAGAGGTAAAATTATGTTCAGGAAGAATCTTTCATTTACAATAGGAAATATTAATAAATTCAACATTTTCGGAAAATGTGTTTAAATAATCATGAATAGACATGAATGAATTAATTATTTTTGTTATATTTTTATTTACCAATTTTTGAAGTCATCTAAAATAAATTCTGAATTTTTTTAAATCCTTTTTTCTCTCAACTTTCATAACCAAAAAATAAATTTATCTTTGAGAAAAGTATAATTCTTGAAAACAAGATAATTTATTTTAATTTAATATTATCACAAATTGATTTAAAATTAAAAATATTTTAATATAAATGGAAAAAATAATTAAAGCATCTGAATTAAGAAAAAATGATATGTGTATTATAAAAAATAAAATATATAAAATAACTTCTATATGGACTATGAGTACAACGATAAAACATAAAAAATTATGTTTTATTTTATATTGTGAAGAAGATAAATCTAGAATAGATATATTTTATCCAGAACATATTGAATTAGAACTTGATGAAAAATCTTTTGTTAAAATGTATACAGATTAATTTATATTTACCAATTTACTAAAAAGTCATCTAAAATAAAATCTGGATTGTTTTCATTCTGTTTTATAACTTCATCTAAATATTTTGGATGAAATCTTTCTCGAATCTTTTGTTCTCTCGACTTCCATAACCAAGAAATAAATTTTAAACGGAATTTTGAGAGATAATAGAACTCTCGGAATTGTGTAAGTTTGTTTAATTTATTAATAAGTTCATCATTTTTTTTATAATAAATGAATTTTAAAATTGGGTTGTCTAAACAATCCAAAATTAGTTCGGAATGTAAATGTGGTAAATAATTAATTTTATTATGTGAACATTGTAATTCCATTAATGAATTATTTAAAGGTGGTAACAAAGTTATTTGGTTATAATTACAACATATTTTATCTAAAGAATCATTTAGACGTGGTAATGTAGTTAATAAATTATGATGGCAATATATTATTTGTAAAGAATCATTTAAAAATGGTAAGAAAGTTAGTTGATTGTAATAACATGCCAATATTATCAAGGATTTGTTTAAAGGTGGTAATATAGTTAATTGATTATATGAACAATGTAGTTCTATTAATGATTTGTTTAAAGATGGTAATGAAGTTAATTGATTTTCTGAGCAATTTAGATATTTTAAAGAATCATTTAAAGGTGGCAATGAAGTTAATTTATTATTTATACAACATAGTTCAAGTAAAGAATCATTTAAAGGTGGTAATATAGTTAATTGATTATCTGAGCAATTTAGTTCTTGCAAAGAAGAATTTAAAGGTGGTATTGAAGTTAAATTATTATATGAACAATTTATTTTTTTTAATTTGGTAAATCTTGACAAATCAGGAAGAACTTTTAAATTTCTAAAAGATAAATCAATAGTTTCAATATCTAATGGATATTCATTCAATATTTCATTCGTACTCATTATTGTTAATATATTATTTATATATTCATTTATAATATTCATTTTAAATATATTATTTATTGTATTTATTTATAATATTCATTTTAAATATATTATTTATTTTATTTATTTATAATATTCATTTTAAATATTTAGTTTAATTTGACATCTGGAATGAGTCGAAAAGCATAGTATGTATATAGTCATCGCAATTTAGAATTCTACTAAAATATTTTAAAAATTATTTTAATAAAATTAAAAATTTAATTTATTATATTAAAGTTTTTAGCATTGATTGTCAATACAAATTTAAATATTATTTTTATCAATGCTATAAACTTATTATAATAAATAATAATAAATAATAATAATATATTATTATAAAATATCTGCCTGTCTTAAGTAGACTCTACGGATCGTAAGTCAAAAATGTCTTCTTCATTTAATGAGTTTTTTAACTGCGAGTCTTGTGTAGATTCTACAGATCGTAAGTCAAAAATGTCTTCTTCATTTAATGAGTTTTTTAACTGCAAGTCATGTGTAGATTCTACAGAACGTAAGTCCAAATTGTCATCGTCATTTGATGATTTTTTTAACGGCAAGTTTTGTGTAGATTCTACAGATCGCATTTCCAAATTGTCATCGTCATTTGATGATTTTTTTGACGGCAAGTCTTGTGTAGGCTCTACACATAGTAATTCCATTTCTGGATCTTTATCTGTTGAGTCTTCATATGGAATTATTACATATAAAAGTTGTATATATTCTCCTCCAGCTTGAAAAAAATATTTTCCAGGATTAAGATTATATTGTACAGATATATTTAATTTTGTATCTGATATGCATTTTCCATCACAATAATATCCTGGAGAAACTGGAGGTGGAGGAAAATAAATTCCACCAGGTTCTTTTATCCGAACAGTTTTATTACCAACAGAAAATCGTTGTGATTCTACTATTAATCTTTCATATGTAACAGATGATTTTTTTAACATTCTCTTAAGTTATTTAGTAAAAAACATTATAATAAATACAAGAATAATTAAAAATAAGTAAAATTAGCTGTCATTTTTTTTAATTAGAATTATATGAAAATCTAAATTCTTAGAAACTCTTTCGTTATCTTTTTATTTTCTGTTATACTAGAATTAAATTGTGAAGAAAATTTTGCAGATTTATATAAACTAAAAAAAATAGTAAAAGAGTTTTATTTCATTCTAATTATTATTATAGTAAATCCATTTTAAAATTGTGTTAAATTTTAAAATGGATTTACTATAATTTCTTTAATGTAATTAGATGAAAAATTTATGAAAAAAATATGAAATCTTAATTTTATATTGAATTATACACTGAAATTGTTTTAAAATTCTCACTTTTTTTAACAATAAAAAGTATAATATTAATAAACTTTTGAAGTATATTATATTTTTTACAATAATATTGATAAAATATATATTTGTTAAAGCATTATAAATTATTTTTTTATCATATATTTTATTAGAAAATTTATAAAATTTTAATAATTATTTTTTATTACCTAATTGTATAATAATTCGGTAATAAAAAAATGAGAATTTTAAAATCATTTCAGGTGTAAGTTCTATATTTTTAACATTTAGTAGAAATATCTTATGATAAATTATAGATTTTTAAAAAAAAATTACAGTTAAAAATATATGGAATTATTTTTATAGTAGTAATAATATATACACAATTGTTTTGTCACTAGGATAATGAACGAAGGAACGGAAAACTATTCCGCTCAGATTAATAGTAACTACAAAACCATTAAAGAAGCAATGGATGCTAATGGCTTCGTTCTAAAAAAAACTCATGAACCTTTGCCATCAGTTGGCGATTATGTAGTCTATTTAAACCGTCGCAATGATGATATTGCTTCCTACGTAATAGGCCAGGTTACAGGTGTTACAGCTTATCCACAAGTAGTCGTGAAATTCTATGGTGGACTTCCAGAAAAAGGAGACGTCAGAATCGAATGGCGAATTGTTGTAAAAAAGGTTAAATAGGAAATCTAAATCTCCTATTTTTATAATGAAATGATTTTAAAATTCTTATTTTATAATCAATGCTAGAAACTTTAATATAATAAATTAACAAGATTTTTTTAAAAATAAATTTTTTTAATCATATTTTTACGATAAAAATAACTAATATTAATATTTTAAATAAATATTTTTATACTTATTTACTATATTATCTTATATATTATTATTTTATTGTATTATAACAAAGTTTCTAGCATTGATTTTATAATTTTAAAAAATATATGGTAAAAATATAATATATATATATTAAAAATTTATTTAATACTAATACTTTTCATTATTAAAAAGTGATAATTGTAAAATATTTTCAGGTATATAATTATTTTTTGGATATATATATTTATATATATAAATAATAAATTTATTTGTATAAAAATAAAATTCTAGTAAAATACTATATAAATTATTTTCAATATAAATATTAAAAAAAATGACAGTTAAAATTATCTTAAAATAAAAATATTAATGATCATTAATATTTTCAATAGTTATGACATCTTCAACAGATAAGCCGAGTGGTTTACATTACATGGGAGGAGTTTATAGTTTAGCTCATGTTGATTATGATGCGTTGAATATAGGCAACTTAGTTACGTATAATGAAAAAAACAAGCATGGTAATAATATTTCTCAGGTAAGTCGTGTTATGAATGTCGTTCATGATCCAATATCACCAAATGATATAAATATATCATTTGGTGATGATGACGATCATTGCAAAAAGGATAATTTAGCACAAAATACAGTGCTATTAGATACAGGCAATGTACTAAAACGAGTACCAGGAGGCGAATGCACGATACTTGTAGAAGTAAAAAAATAAAAACTATACAAAAAAATCTTATAATTTATTTATAATGATGAAACCTAGGTTTTCTACGTATATCTTCCTATTTTTAAGTATTTTTTTATAAATAGTTATGTTAAATCAATACGATCTAATATATTTTTTATAAAAATATATTTAGTAGAATTTTTTGGGATGACTATATACATACTATTAAGTTTATTCATAACTTAATATCAATAAATTATTGATAAAAATAAAAATATATATTATTTTTATTGATATTCAAATGATGAAACAGTATACATTTTCATAAAAAAAGATTATTAAGAAGTATTATTTTTCATATATTTCTTTATTAAAATTTTCTAAAAAATAAAATAAAGATCGAACTATTTCTCCAGTAGCACCATAATTTCTCATATTTGTTTTTTTTTTTAAATTATCAACACCAGCAATATCTAAATGAATCCAATTCGCATTTTTAGGAATAAAATTTGATAAAAATGCACCGCCCATAATAGTACCTGCAGATGCTTCAAACGTATAATTTTTTAAATCTGCAATATTTGATTTTGTTAATTCAACATATTCATCCCACATTGGAAGTTCCCATATTTTTTCATTATTCTCAATACCAGCTTTTATCATTTTTTGTATATATTTATTATTATTTCCCATAATAGCAGAAGATTTATTATCAAAAATAGAACCAACCTGTCCTGTTAAAGTAGCTATATCAATACATAGATAAGGATTATATTTTTCAGAATAAGCTAATGCATCGGCCATAATTAATCGTCCTTCCGCATCTGTATCTGTTATTTCTACTGTTTTTCCATTATAAGCTTTTAGTATATCTCCTGGTCTTATTGCATTTGAATCAACCATATTTTCAACAATTGGAAGAAATCCAACAAAATGTCCTTCAACATTAAATTTAGATAATAATTTAAAAATTCCATATACAATTGCACTACCTGTCATATCATTTTTCATATCACCAAAATTACCATTTTTAATATTGTAACCTCCGCTGTCAAACATTACACCTTTACCAATTAATGCAATGGTTTTATTTTTTTGTGGTTTATTTTTATATTCAAGAATAATAAGATATGGTTTATTTTTACTTCCTTGGTTTACACCTAATATTAGATTACAACCTATTTTTTTTAATTGTGTTTCATTCAACATTTTTATTTTTATTTTTTCATCCATATTTTTTTTTATATAATTACAATAAGTAGAAGAATTTAATATATTTGCTGGTGTATTTATTAAACTTCTCAATTCATTTTGTACTAAAGCTTCATATATTGAATTATTAATTATATTTTTGAATTTTTTTTTAGGATGGTAAAAATATGTAATAATTCTATTTTTACATTCTGTTGATTTAAAATCAGTAAATTCATAAAATCCTAAAATATAAGAGACAATTTGATTTTTTATAATTATATTTTCATCTGTAACTAAATGTATTAATATTTTTTTATTTATATTATTATTCATCTCATTACCAATAATACCAAAAATGTTATATAAATGATGGTTATCACAACTATATTTTTTACCAACACCAATAAACAACACCTCAAATTTATCAGTATACATATTTTTTTTGAAACTATCTTTTAATGAATAATCATCAAAAATCTTTTTAGGTATTTTTTCTATTTCTAAGAGAGAAGATATATATTCAATATTTTTTTTAAAATTATTACATATAATAAATATATATAGATCAATATTATTTTTTTTAAAATTTGAAGTATAATTAAAATTATTCATTATAATATAATGATATATTATATTTTAATTAAATTTATAATAATTATTTATATATTCTAGATTCATATTGACCATATTTAAAAAAATGATATATTAACTCTTCATCTGAAAAAAATTTCAAATCATCATATTTTTTATATATGGATATATTAAATCCTTCCGGAAGATGTTTAGATAAAAATAATAATTCATTAAATTTATAATGTTGTATATTATTATAGTTGATATTATTAAATAAATTGTCGTAATAAATATTATTATTCATTTTTAATGTTAATTGATCAATATAATTTTTTATTGGATGATATAAATAATTTAAATTTAAGTTATTTATATCCCATTCTGTTCTATAATGTATTGTACTTAATTCTTCAGGAGTTTCAACTAAAAGATTATTTTGTAATGCAATAGTATTAAACATTGCTTCATGAAAAAATAATTTATTATTTTGAAGCCTATAATTATCCATTAATTTTAATAGTTTATTAGATGCTCTACATGCACACGTCATACTTCTTGCCCATGGTAAAGAAATTTTATCTTTTATTGTGTACCAAAGATTCCATGATGTTAAATTTCCATCATAATTTACATGATGAAATGGTGTCAATAAATCACTATTTATATATTTATTATCTATATTTAGTAATACATCCTCTCTTAATATAAATACATCATCTTCAATAAACCATATATGATTATATAATCTATTTATTCTTGTAAAATATAATAAAGCTTTGTCCCATGAAAGTGGTTTATTTGGTAAATTAGGTGTTGGATGTACAAAATTATAAAATCCATTTTGAATACAATAATTATCATCTATTTGAATAATATTTAATTTATGATTCAAATGTTTATATAATTCATCATAATCATTTTTATTTTCATCAATAATTATATAAATATCATATTTATTAAAATTATTTAAAAAATTTAACCATATATTATCTGGATATCTACATAATAAAGCAACAGCATTATCAGAATATTTATTTACCATATTTTATTATATGTTTAGATAAAAATAATAATTTATTATACTTTTAATTTCAAAATCTATACAAAATGACTTTGTAAAACTAGTTTATAAAATTTAGTACACTTTTACACACGATGCTAAAAACTTCATACTATTTTTATCCAAATTTTAAGATATACTTAATTTAATATAAAGAATAATTTATTAAAATAATTAATGAATATTATTATACCATTAGGAGGTTTAGGTAAAAGATTTAAAAAGGATGGATATGGACATCCCAAGCCATTAATAAATATATTAGGAAAACCAATGATTTTTCATGTTTTAGATAATTTAATATTAAATAAAGATGATAATTTATTTTTAATATATAATAAAGAATTAAATAAATATAGTTTTAATACATTATTAAAAAATAAATATCCATATATACATTTAATTGAATTAAATAAACAAACAGAAGGTGCAACAGAAACAATATTAATTGGATTAAATAATATATCAAATGATATATTAAATCGTAAATTTATATTATTGGATAGTGATACTTTTTATAACATTGATATTATAAAAATATTTCAAAAGGAAGAAAAAAATCTAGTATTATCTTTTAAAGATAATCAAGAGAATCCGATATTTTCATATTTAATTGTAAATGAGAATAATATTATTACAGATATTAAAGAAAAAGTTAAAATATCCGATTATGCAAATACAGGTTGTTATTGTTTTAATAATGGAATTATTTTAAAAAAATATTGTGAGAAAGTTATTAATAATAATATTCGAACACAAAATGAATTTTATATTTCATGTGTAATTAAGGAAATGTTAAATGATAATCATATTATAAAAAATTATATTATTCATTCAGATGATTTTTCATGTGTTGGAACACCTTTACAATTAAAAATATATTGTAGTAATTTTAATTATAATATTGATAAAAAAAGATTTTGTTTTGATTTAGATGATACACTTATAACTAGACCTGAAATAGAGGATGATTATAGAACTGTAAAACCAATTTATAAAAATATTGAATATGTTAGATATCTTAAGAATACTGGACATTATATTATAATATATACGGAACGAAAACTTATAACAATCACGTATGAAACATTAGAAAAATTTCATATACCATATGATGAAATATATTTTGGGAAACCAAGTGCAGATTTTTATATAGATGATCGTGCAATAAATGCATATGAAGATTTAGAAAAACAAACTGGAATATATAAAACATATATAAAAGAAAGATATTTCAATGAAATTATTCATGATAAAATGGATATTATTATTAAAAGAAGTAATAATAAAAAAATAGATGGAGAAATATATTATTATAAAAATATACCAAATGAAATTAAAAAATATTTTCCAATTTTTATTAATCATGGGGAAGATTGGTATTCTATTGAAAAAATAAAAGGAATAAATTTATCCTATTTATATGTTCATCATTCACTTTCTGAAAATATATTATATAAATATTTAGAATTATTTTATGAAATACATCACTTAAAGTGTTCTGATAACAATATTGATATAAAAATATATGAAAATTATACCAATAAAATAAAAGAAAGATATAATAATTATAATTATTCAATATTTAAAAATAGCAGTGAAATATATGAAAAATTAATAAACTATTTTAATGAATATGAAGAAAAAAAGTATGGTATATGTGGTATTATTCATGGTGATGCTGTTTTTAGTAATTGCATTATTGATAAAAATAATAATTTAAAATTAATTGATATGAGAGGTAAATTAAATGAAAAACTTACTATTTATGGAGATATATTATATGACTATTCAAAAATATATCAAAGTTTAATAGGATATGATGAAATATTATTAGATAAAATAGTTTCAAATGAATATAAAACGAAATTATTGAATGTATTTACTGAATTTATAACTAAAAATTTAGGAAGTATATATTTAGATAGAATAAAAATGATATGTAATAGTTTATTGTTTACATTAATTCCATTACATAATGATGATAAATGTGAATCTTTTTATAATTTAATAAATATGATGTAATTTACACAAATTTACAAATATATCTTATTGTATCAATTAATAATTTATTTCTTAACAAAAGAATCAACATAATACTTTTTTTTGTTCTACTTTTTTTTCTATATGTCCTAATTAATTGCTTAAAATAAATATCACCGTAATAACAATAATTATTTTTAACATTAGTAAAACTATTAGTAAATCGTGCAATTCTAATTATGCCATCCTTTTTCATATAGGTATTATTTTTACTATCACAAGTAGTTCCTACAATAAAGGAAGGAATACTAGATATACTTGGATCTTTAAACATCCAAGTACGTATTTTACTAAAATACAAAGAAGATTTATTTATTTCTGCAAAATTGAAAAAATGTGATAAATCATAAACTATTTTTCGAAACAATAAAATTAATTTTATATTTCTTTCAAATGATTTTTTTCCAATATTGCATTTATTAGTGTAGAAATTTTGAAATTTATATCCACAATAGCGTACACATCGACCTAGATTGTTATTTCTACATATTTCATTATACCTATTATTTTCTTCGATAGAATAATCCGACACCAAATGATACATATTGATATTTAATGTACCATAATATTGTATTGTAGGATCAAAACATATAATTAACATTTCGTGTTTTATATAAAAGATGAATGCTAAAAACTTACTATTGTATAATATAAGTATACTGTACAAAAATATTATTAAGTTCTTAGCATTGTATAAGAGATATAAATAATATAATATATATTTACTGTCATTTTTTTTTAAATAATAATATTATTATAATAATATTATTATGACAAAAATATTTACAATTGTAAAAGATGAGGTAGATATAGTAGAAGATTGGTTAATATATCATGGATGTATGTTTGGATGGAATAATATTTATATTATTGATAATTATTCTTCTGATGGAACCTGGGAAAAAATAAATGAATTTTCACATTTAGTAAATATTTTTAGAGAAAATGATTATTCAAAAAAAGGTGAATATATGAGAAATTTAATAAATACTTATTGTTATGATGGAGAAATAGCTTTTCCAATAGATATTGATGAATTTATTGTTTATTATGATAATAATAGTATTTCAATAGATAGAGATGTTATTATACATCATATCAATAATTTACCAGAGTGTCATGTATATAAAACAAATTATATTAATGCATTAATTACACAAGATAATGGTTACGAAAAAGCAACAAATATGATTCATTGTGGATTATATAATGATATGGGAAAATATGCAAAAACATTCTTTAATACAAGATATTTTAAAGGAATGATTGATCACGGTAATCATATTGTTTGTGATAATTATTATTTGACAAAATTATGTTTAGTTCATTATCATTGTAGAAATTTAGAACAAATGAAAAAAAAAGTATTAAATAATATTCTTGGTTTAGGTTATCAAAATAATTTAGATTTTTTAAAGAATTTGATTGATAATAATAATAACTGTAACGGAAATCATCATGTGAAATATCAAATTAATATTTTAGAAGGAAATTATACTATAAATAGTCATTCTATAAATAATACGGAAATAGATTTAAAACCATTAAGAGATCGAATTATTGGTAAATATTATTGATTTTCAAATATATATGTTTTAACTTGTTCTGGCGTACCTAAGATATGTACATCTTTTATATCTAATTCTATACCTATAAATAATTCATTATTATGTATCATAGTGCTTATAATACATGATGTATAACATTCATTATTAAAATCAATATTATTTTCAACAACATATTTTGCATAATTATATAAAATAAAAATGTCATTAAAAGCATATGCGCCTGTATTTGCATTATTGCTAATTTTTATCTTTTCTTTAATATCATTTATATTATTTTGATCATCCATTTTAATATATGAAAATATAGGGTTTGTATCATAATTTTTTGTAAAAAATACTGCATTTTTATGAATGTTTCTATATTTATTTATAATATCAATCGTATAAAAAGTATCACCATCTATCAAAATAGTTTTTTGATTATATTTATGATATGTTTTTATTATTTCATCTAATCCAATAAAAATTGTTTCACTTGCACCTTTTGTATCTTTATCTAATTTAATTAAATGAATATGTGGATATTTATTTTTTATAATATTACTAAAATTATCATTATCTAAATCTTTATTATATATTATAAAAATGATATCATCTTTATGAATTACTAAATGATCAATTACATAAAATAAAATTTCTTTATCAAGTACCTTAATAAATGGTTTGGGTTTATCATATCCCTTTTTTTTAAATCTTTCTCCTTTTCCTCCAAGTGGTATAATAATATTCATTATAATATAATCATTACAAAAAAAAATATGTGTAAAACAAAAATGTTTAAAATAGAAAAAATTTTCTAAAAAAATATTATATGTTTTAATATTATGAAGGGGAAAAGTATATTATATTTAGGTGTTCATATAGATAATAATAATTATAAATCAATTATTGAAGCGTTGAATATTGTAAAAGATCTTGGTGGAAATGTATTACAAATTTTTTTAGGAAGCAAATATTTAACATCATTAAAAGAAAAAATAATATTAACAAATGATGAAATAAGTGAGATTAAATCATTTGTAAAAGAAAATAATATTAAATTATTCGTACATTCTATACTATCTTTAAATTATTGTAAAGATCCTTTTTCTAAAAGAAATGAATGGGGTATTGATAATTTAGTATATGATATGAATCTATGTAGTAAAATTGGTGGGAATGGTGTTGTTTTGCATTTAGGTACTCATAAAACGGATAAAATGAATCTTACATATGAAGAATCTCAAATAAATTTTATACATTCTATTCAAATAGTATTAGATAAAACAAAAAAAATACCTATTATTTTAGAAACACCGGTTAATAGAAAATTTATAATAGGTGGTACTATTGAAAGACTTGCAGAAATATATAATCATATTCCAAAAAAATATATAAAAAGGGTAAAAATATGTATAGATACACAACATATTTTTGCATCCGGATATAATATTAGTAAAGATAAAGAGTTAAAAAAATATTTAGATGATTTTAATACATTTATTGGAATTGAAAATTTAGTATTAATACATTTAAATGATTCACAAAAAGAATTAAATTCAAGAATTAATAGACATTCAAATATTGGTAAAGGTTTTATATTTAAAAATAATACATCATCTTTAAAACATTTAATTGATTTTGGTTATAATAATAATATACCACTATTAATGGAAACAAATTATGAAAATTATAGAGATGAAATAATATATCTTAAAAAATTATTACAAAATAATATAAAAAATGTAATATTAAAAATTTTTAAAGAAATACTCAGTTATTATCAATCACTAGGAAAAAAAGGTAATATATCTATAAAATATAAAATAGATAGTTATATGAAAGCAATAGAAACTATAAAAAAATATAAATATCCAATATACAGTTCTTCAAATGTTAAAAATTTACCATCTATTGGTAAAAAATTTTGTGAAAAAATTGATTTAATAGCAAAAAATGGAACATTAAATATGTATGAAAATATAAAAAAAAATAGTACTTCAAAATCTATTCATTTATTTCAACAAATATGGGGTGTTGGTCCAGAACAAGCACAATATATTGTAAATAATAACATTTTTACAATAAAAGAATTAAAAGATGCAGTAAAAAAAAATAATATAAAATTAAACGAACAACAACTTATTGGATTAAAATATTATGATGATTTAAATAAAAAAATATCAAGAAGTGAAATACTTAATTATACAAATATAATAAAAAATTTAATAGAAAATAATAATATAAAAATTTATAATGCAGGTTCTTATAGAATTGGAAAAAAATATTCTGGTGATATTGATTTAATTATATCTTATAAAAAAAATAATGGTAAAGATTTAAAGGAAATAGTACATCATAAATTAAAAAATATGATAAAAGAAATATTAGTAAATGGAAATGAAAAAAGTATATATATAATTAAAATAGAAAATGTAAAATATCATAGAAAAATAGATTTAGCATATGTTGAAGAAAAATATTTACCATGGTATTTATTATATTTTGGTTCGTCTAGAGAATTTTCTAAAAAAATCAGAAATATTGTATCAAAATTAGGGTATAAATTAAATGAAAAAGGTCTTTATTATAAAAATAATGGAAAGAAAGTTAATTTTAATCCAAGTAGTGAAGAAGATATATTTCAATATTTACAAATAGATTACGTACCACCTGAAAAAAGAATATGAAGTTTTTATTATTATAGTCATCGTAAAAAATTAAGATTGAATTGATTTAACATAAATATTATTTTTAATATTAAAGTATTGATAAAATAATTTATTTTATAAATATTCTACATAATTTTATGATATTAAATATCTGCAGTTCACTTACACTTGAAATTGGTTTAAAAATCTCACTTTTTAACAATGATTTTTTAGGAATTTAATATTTTATCAATTAGTTTATCATATACTTTTTGAAAATTCGTGTTTTCTAAAACATTTTTATGTCTGTAAGTGTTATCATAATACTCTATTTTTTTCATAATTAAATTATACCAATCAATATATGGCTCATAATACATACTAAATGTATGTATTTTTTCATATATATATTTTTTGATTTGTAAATGATTTAGAATAAATTTATTGAATCTAACTCTATCAATATAATAAAGTATAAATTTTATTAGATTAAAATCAATTTCTAATAAATTTATTATAATATTATATAAATCATCTGAAGAATCATCATTGAAAGTATTATTTATAGATTGTAAAATATTATTATAAATTTCTGTTAATCTATTATTATGTAAATTAATATAATAATCAATATTATTTATTTCTCTATATAATAAATTAAATTTTTCAATTTTATATTTTAATGAAGGTTTTATAGGAACAGGAACAATAGGTAAAGATGATTTAACTTTTTTGTTATTAATAAAATTTTCACCTAATAAAACATATTTATTATTGTTTATTTTACTTTTATTTTTTTTTTTAATTTTATTTTTTTCAACATTTTTGATTTTATTAAAAATAAGATTATCATTTAGTTCAAAAAGCATATCATAACCCAAGATTTCTTTAGCATTATCATCATTTATTTTATTTATTATACTAGTTCTTATTTCAATATATTTATTAAATAATTCTATGAAAAAATGCTTGGATTTACCTTTATATTCATTTTGAAATATATTATAAAAATATGGATTTTCTGAATTTTCAATTATCAATATATTATAATTATTTTTTTTATATATATCAAAAAAATTATTATATGTATCTTCATCTGTAAATGTTTTTTTGAAAGTATCTTTAATACCATTAGATATAGAATAATAAGAAAAATCTTTATTTTCTTTATTACTAGATTTTTTCATCCTATCATATTCTTTAGATTTTGAATTTGTTATATATTGTTGATTTAATAATAAATTATTTTTGTATAATTTATATTTTTGTTTTGATATTTTAATTTTCAATAATTCATCTTGTGATGTTTTTAATATAGACAATATAAAATTTTTAATTGTTTCAATGTTTTTTAAATATATTTTAATATCGTTATATACATCTATAAATTTATCATTATTAAAATATAATTTTGGTATCAGTGGTAAATTGGCAATAATATCTTTTAATTCGTTTTTAGTATCAAAAGGTGATATAAATAAATCTTTATGAATGAATGGATTAATATTATTAATATTCATAATATTCATAATTCTATATACTTATTATATAAAAATAATAAACTATATTTATTAATAAAATAATTAATTTAAAAATAAAGAAATGTATAGAATTAAAAATGAATATAGAGATTTCAGTAAATAATACTATTGATAAAGAAGATGAATCTTCATCAGAGGGTTCATTGGATGAATATTTATCAGAATATTCATCTGATGAATTTTCTAATGAAGTAACAAATGAATTAAATGATGATGTTGTTAATGAGGATCCATTAAAGAAAAAAAGAGGTAGAAAATGTAAACCAAAAGAAGAGAATGTAGAAGTTGAAAAGATACAAAAAAAAAGAGGAAGAAAACCTAAAATTAAAGATTTAGAAGAGATTGAAAAAATACCTAAAAAAAGAGGTAGAAAACCTAAAGAAAAGGTTTATTCTGTGAAAGAATTACCAAAAACTTTTTTTGAAGAAAATAAAAATGAAACATTAATTTTGCATTTACCTATAAAAACAATGGATATAATAAATGAAAATATACCTTTACCTAATAATAATAATGATTTATATTCTATTTATAATGATGTAGATAATTATAAAATAAATGACAATAATCTTTTATTAACTCAGGATAATCTATTAAATGAGAATAATACAAAGCAAGAATCACATGTTGATAATAATGAATTTCAAAACAAGGAAGATGAAAATAAAATTAATAAAGTTATTAAGAAAAATTTAAAAAATATTATGTATGAATTTATTAATGCAAATAATGATAAAATATGGCCAGAATCAACAAATATTTATTGTTGGTGGTGTTGTCATCCATTTACATGTACGCCATGTGCACTTCCGGAATATTATAAAAAAGAAAAATTTTATGTAAATGGATGTTTTTGTTCGTTTAATTGTACTGCATCTTACAATTTTAGTAAAAATGATGATAATATATGGGAAAGATATAGTTTACTTAATTTAATGTATAAGAAATTATATAGTACTAATTTTGTTAAAATTAATTTAGCACCTCCAAGAGAAACTTTAAAAATTTTTGGTGGATATATGTCTATAGAAGAATTTAGAGAGAATTCATTGAAAAATGATAAAATATTTACTGTTGTAAGTCCGCCATTAATTTCAATTATACCAAAGATAGAAGAAAATATTGCAAATAATACAAATAATATGAGTAATACAAAAAATCTTAAAAATAATTTTCCATTAATTAATGAAAATATATTAAATAAAACACAAAATAATTTAAAGTTTAAGAGAAATAAACCAATAACAAATCCAAATAGTACATTGCAATCATTTATGGATTTAAAGATTATCTGAGAAAGGAAAACCCAGGTTTTCCTTTCGAACCTTTCCTTGAAAAGAAAACCCAGTTTTTCCTTTTCGAACCTTTCCTTGAAAGGAAAACCCAGTTTTTCCTTTCGAACCTTTCCTTGAAAGGAAAACCCAGGTTTTCCTTTCGAACCTTTCCTTGAAAAGAAAACCCAGTTTTTCCTTTCGAACCTTTCCTTGAAAGGAAAACCCAGTTTTTCCTTTCGAACCTTTCCTTGAAAGGAAAACCCAGGTTTTCCTTTCGAACCTTTCCTTGAAAGGAAAACCCAGTTTTTCCTTTCGAACCTTTCCTTGAAAAGAAAACCCAGGTTTTCCTTTCGAACCTTTCCTTGAAAGGAAAACCCAGTTTTTCCTTTCGAACCTTTCCTTGAAAGGAAAACCCAGTTTTTCCTTTCGAACCTTTCCTTGAAAGGAAAACCCAGGTTTTCGCATTACAATGCTAGAAATTTTAATATAAAATTTTTAATAACATTTTTACAATAAAATATTTTTATATTTATTTAAAATATATTATCTTATTTTATTATATAATATTATTAAGTATATAATATTATTAAGTTTCTAGCATTGCACTCTAATGTATTATAAATTAAATTATTCATTTATAATACATTCGGGATGACTATATTTTAAAGATATAATAAAAGATTTTTTAAAATTATATTTCTATAAATTAAATAATAATTTTATATTTAATTTATAGAAAAAAAATATATGTATATATTATAATTATAAAATGTCTACACCTTCAAACATGTCTAATTTTACAACAAATAGTTACAACCTTGAATCTTCTGGAAATAGCTGGTGTGTAAAACCAGGTAGTATTTACACAAATAAACAAGCAAATTTTGGTTATTTTAATAATAAATGTGGTGATCCATATACATATTATTCATTTTGGTATAGAAGATTTCCAAATCAAACAAAATATTTAAATTGTTACAATATCCCATATGTTGATCCTTTATTAAACAATAAATATGGTTATGTTTATGGTTCTAATAAATGTGCAACACCACTTAACAATAATCGTTTTAACGGTCATTATGGAGGTTTTAAATATTTTGGATAAATAAATTTAAAAATTTTGTTTAAAAATTTTGTTTAAAATTTTGTTTAAAAATTGGTTTGAAAACTGGTTTAAAGATATTTTCATTAATTATAATTAATGAAAATATTATCGTGGGATGTTGGAATTTATAATTTATCGTATTGTATACTTGAAAAAAATCAAGAAAACAATGAAATTAAAATTATTGACTGGGATATTGTAAATTTAGTTGATAATGATGAAATGAAGAAAAATAGAAATTTAATTTTCGAAAATATTCCTAGAAAATTACATGAAAAACCACAATTATTAAATGTTGATATTGTTATTATTGAAAATCAACCATCATTAAAAAATCCACAAATGAAATCTATTCAAATGATTTTATATTCTTATTTTTTGATACTCGGAAAAGTTATTGGTAATGGAGAAAATAGTATTAATTATATTGATAAAATAGATTTTTGTTCTGCATCTAATAAATTAAAAGTATATGATGGACCTGAAATAATTTTAGAGGAAAAACCAAGTAAAAAAAAGAATGATGTTTCTGAAATTATTGAAAAACCTAAAAAAAGTAAAGTAAAATATGCAGATAAAAAAAGATTAGCAATTGAACATACAAAATATTTCTTAGAAAATAATGAAAAATATAAAGATTTTTTTAATAATCATAAAAAAAAAGATGATTTGGCAGATTCTTTTTTACAGGGTTTATATTATATTAAATTGAAATAAAACGAATTAAAATTTTATGTTAAATATATTTTTCAACAATGAGTATATAAAAAAAATGACAGCTAAAAATAGCTAAAATGATATAAAATTAAAAATATCATAAAATACTATATACACAATTATTGATTTTGATATGTATTGCAACGACAAATATTATGGACATCATGTTAGTTATTATCATGTAGGATATAACCCAAAAAGTTACGCTTCTTTAATCTTCAATTTTTTATCAAATGATTTGGGACTAAATATTAGAGCTTATCCTCGATATGAACTCGGAGATCAACTCGGAGATCAATTCGAAGATTACGGAATCTATGGACACTTTAGCAATCGAGAGTATGTAAGATTATTAAATGATCTTCATAATGAAATGCATAAAAAATACGGTATTCAATTTTATGGACTCCTTTTTGACGATGAAATGAAGGAAATCGTGAGTGGTGTCTTCAGGGGTGTCTCCAATAAACAACCGTAAAAGAAAAACCGTTTTTGATTAAACTGTAATTGCAATGCTAGAAACTTAAGATTTTATACAATAAATCAATAAATTAAAAATATTTTATATATTTATTGATTCTAAAAATATTTATTGTATATTATTAAAACTATTTTAATATTTAAAATATCTATAATTTAATTATTATGGATATTTTAAATATAAGAAAAATACAAAAAATATTAAATACTAATATTAATAATATAAATAAAGAAATTATAAAAAGAGATAGAAAATTAAAATT